AGATTTAAAGAATGGCTTTCTTTAGCTGTATTAAGTGGTGAGCTTGATTTCGCTGATTATTCAGCAAGGCCACTTAGATATTGCAAGCCAAGATGGACACCACCTGCACAACATTTCGTAGATCCCTTAAAAGAAGTAAAGGCTTATAGGGAAGCAGAGCAAGCTGGCTATATGACTAAATCACAAGTCATAGCAGCAACAAATGGTGGTGATTATGATGATATAGCTGCTGAACTTGCAAGAGAACAAGAGATTGCAAAGAATTTAGATATAACATTAGATAAGGACTTACAATTTGAACCAGTTCAACAAGAGCTTGAGCTTGATGTCGGTCAAGTTGAAGAGAAACCAAAACCAACACGCAAAAGGAGGCGTTCTAAATGACAGACGAAGTAAGAGCAGAAGCTGACGAATTGAAAGTTGGCGATTTTGTTTCGTGGAACGCTTCTGGTAATCGAGCCGAAGGCAGAATTACTAAAGTTGTTAGAGATGGTCGTATAAATGTTCCTAGTAGTAGTTTTGAAATTGTGGGTACAAAAGATAACCCTGCTGCACTAATTAAGATTTATAGGGATAATAAAGAAACTGATGACATCTATGCTGGTCATCGTTTTAGTGCATTAACTAAAATCAAGCCCATTCGCTCTTCTGAAAACATGGAACAAGAAACATCTATAGAAAGCAGAGATCTTTCTGAGAAATTTCAAAGAACAGAGCTTACAGAATTTAGAAGTGTTGGAAAAGGTCGTACTTTTGAATTTCCTTTTAGTTCTGAATATCCAGTAGAAAGATATTTTGGTAAAGAAGTGTTAAAGCATGATGACAAATCAATTGATTTCAGTCGGCTTAATTCTGGTGCTGCTCCACTACTTTGGAATCACGATCCAGATAGACATATAGGAATAGTTGAAAGGGCATATATCGACAAAGATAAAAAACGTGCTTATGCAAAAGTGCGCTTTTCACGCAATAAATTTGCTTCTGAAGTCTTAGAAGACGTTAAAGATGGAATTTTGCGTGGAATATCGTTTGGTTATCAGATAAAGAATATTGAAGAAAAAGATGGAGAATTTGTAGCAGACGATTGGATGGTGCATGAAATCAGCGTAACTCCAATTCCAGCAGACCCTACGGTTGGCATAGGACGGTCATTAATCTCACCTGATGAAGAGGTGACTGAACCCTCACAACCTAATACTATTAATATTGATAACAACTCTCCTGAAGAGGAGATACGTTCTGCGGCACAAACCGCATCACCCTCGGTTCCATCTATGGAAGAAAAATCACAAGAAACTGTGGTGGATACGGCTCCTGCCGTGGAAGCTCCAGAAGTTGCTGTCGAAACAGCAGAGAGATCTGTTGAAGTAGATACAGCGGCTGAAGTAAAACGTGCGCTTGAAGAAGAGCAAGTTCGTACTTCCACTATCTATGCCGTTTGTCGTCAACATGGCGCAGACGACCTCACCCAAGGTTTCATTAAAGACGGTAAGTCTGTTAGTGAAGTTAACGGTGAAATTTTAGACCTTATTTCTAAAAGGTCTGAGTCAAGCAACACTCCTATACGGTCAACTGACATGAACCCAAGTTCCAACGAAGTTGGTTTAGAGGCAAAAGAAGTACAACGCTTTTCTTTCCTCAGAGCTATTACAGCATTAGCTAATCCAACAGATAGAAATGCACAAGAAGCTGCTGCTTTTGAGCGTGAAGTTTCTGAAGAAGCTGCAAAGCGTTATGACAAGCCTGCTTCTGGAATTTTGGTTCCTAATGAAGTTCTCCAAGGATATACAAGAGACTTAAACGTAGGTACTGCAACTGCTGGTGGAAACTTAGTTGAGACTGAGCTTCTTGCTGGTTCATTTATAGACATTCTTCGCAACAGAATGGCTGTAATGCAGGCTGGAGTTACAACATTAAATGGCCTTTCTGGAAACGTAAGTATCCCCAGACAAACTTCAGCGAGTACCGCTTACTGGGTTGGAGAAGGATCTGATGTAACTGAGAGCCAACAGGCTTTCGATCAGGTGAATCTCACACCTAAAACAATTGGTGCTACTACTGATTACACAAGAAAGCTTCTCCTTCAGACAAGCATTTCTGTTGAGACAATGGTTCGTAATGATATTGCGAAGCAAATTGCTCTTGCTCTAGATACTGCTGCTATCTACGGTTCAGGTTCATCTAACCAGCCAACTGGTATTACAAATACAACTGGTATTGGTACTGCAACAGTTACTGGTGTTGGTACTTTCCCTGAGTTGATTGCAATGGAAACAGACGTTGCTGTTGCTAACGCTGATCAAGGCGCACTTAAGTACATCGTTAATGCGACTGCTAGAGGTGGATTGAAGAGCGTTAAGAAAGATGCTGGATCAGGTGAATTTGTTTTTGCGAACAATGAAATCAATGGTTATCCAGTAATTGTTTCTAACCAGTTAACAAACAACGACTGCTTATTCGGTGACTTTAGTCAGTTAATAGCTGCGTTTTGGTCTGGTCTTGATTTGACTGTTGATCCTTATGCAATGTCTAAGTCAGGAAGCATTAGAATAGTTGCATTACAAGATGTGGACTTCGGTGTTAAACAGCCAACTGCTTTCTGTCTCGGAACATAAATTGATGAAGGTAAAACTCATCAGAGGAGTGATGGTTGCTGGCCTTGTTAAAAAGGCTGGCTCCACGCTTGAAGTTGAAGAAAACGTAGGTCGAATGTTACTTAGCAGCAACAAGGCTGAACTATTTGTTGAGCCTGCTGTTAAAAAAGCTGCACCTGCTGCAAAGAAGGTTGCGGCCCCCAAAGAAAAACCTTCTACTCCTAAAAAGGAGACAGCTTAAATGTCAGTTATTCAACAGAACCTCGGCAAATTAAATTTGATCGCAGGTCATCCAACAGCGGCAAGGACTGCTACAGGCCAAACAAGTGGTATTGATTTAAGAGTTTATGACGGTGACGTTGTATTCGTTTTAGATTCTGCTGCTGGTGCTGGTACAAGTCCAACTCTCGATGTAACAATCGAAGATTCTGCTGATAACTCTTCATTTGCTGCAATTGCTTCAGGTGCTGTTGCTTTTACTCAGGTAACAGGTACAGCATCTGCTCAAGCAGTTTCTGTGAATAAAGATGATGCAAGACGTTATGTTCGCATCAAGTACACAATTGGCGGTTCATCAGGTCAATCATTTACATTTTCTGTAAATGCTTTTGGCTTGAAGAAGTACGGCTAATTTATTTATGGCCCCCTTACGTCTGCGAGGGGGCTTTTTCTTATGGCTTTTACTGAAGATTTAGATATTTTCTTTGAGGATTTCCAAGATACTGTCGTTTATTCAAGTTCGACATACAAGGGGATTCTTGAACAGCCCGATGAGATAGTCGCTGATGGAGTGGTAATGACCACCGACTATCAATTAATTGCTAAAACAACTGATTTAGGCGCAGTTGCTTTTGATGGAAGTCTTACTGTGAATGGGACAGGATATACAGTTAGAAGCGTTAGAAAGATAGATGACGGTGCTTTGTGCATCTTGTCTCTCACCAAAACATAGAGGTGACTAATGGCAAGTAAAAGAGAACAAATTTTAGCTGCATTAAAAACGCAATTAGCAGGGACTACTGGGGTCGGAACTCGCATATATAGAACGAGAGTGACTCCTACAGCTAGGAATGAGTCACCAGCAATTGTAATTGAGCCAATAAATGATCAGCCAACAGTTACTTCTGCTACTTACGAAAAGATTGATTGGACTTTAAGAATAAGAGTTGTTGTAATTGTTCGAGGCCAAATCCCTGATAGTGTTGCCGATGCAACGATTGAAAGTTTACATACAAAAATATTAAATGATCCGACTGTTGGAGGGTTGGCTTTAGATATAAGGCCGTCAACTACTACATTTGAGGCAATTGATGCTGATCAGCCTGCTGGAGTCATTTTCTGTGAATATGAAATTGACTACAGAACGGCTTATAACAACTTATCGACATAATATGTTGATACCTAACAACCCACTTCATTTATTATGAATGGTGAAAACCCAGGGGAAGGCGGTAGCTACCTGCTTGATCCAGAAACAGGTGAACGCACTCTCGTAAAGCGCACCTCTCCACAAACATCATTAGAGGGAACAGCCGATGGCACTTCTGAACAGGAAACGAGTAATTCTTCTGGAACTGGAAAGCAGTTACGGAACAGATCCAACTCCAACGGGAGCAGACGCAATTCTGGTAAGGGATCTGTCGATAACTCCTCAAGCAAGTGATGTTGTCTCCAGAGATTTAATTAGACCTTATCTGGGTGCTTCAAGGCAGTTACTAGCTAATACAAGGGTTGAATGTACGTTCAGCGTAGAACTTGCAGGATCAACCGCAGCAGGTACGGCTCCTAGAGTGGGCAAAGCACTCAGGGCATGTGGTCTTAGCGAGACAGTCGCTGCTAATACAAGTGTTACTTACGCACCTGTATCTGGTTCTTTTGAGTCAGCAACTATTTATTACAACGTAGATGGTGTCTTACATAAGACAACAGGCTGTCGAGGAACATTTAGTATCTCAGCGACTGTTGGAGAAATTCCTACAATCGACTTCTCCTTCCAA